CTTTGACCGTAGTTTGTATTTTTTGGCCTATATTAGGGTTGTATGGATAATAATTCATAATTTTCACTCCTTTCAAATGTAAAAGACAAGGATATTTCACCTTGCCTTAATTATTAAGCCTTTTTAATTCTTAAGAATCCTTTGTATGCTGCAACATTACCGCCTGAGTATACATCACCAGAATATGCAACCATACCTTCTCCAAACTTATAATCTGTAGACATTTCAACATCAATGTTTGAGAAAACTGGCATTTCATAATTATTCAAAATACCATAAACCATGCAGTAGGCATTTGATGCTGTTGACTCAAGCGAAAGTGCAGGGCAAATGCTATTAATAACATAATTCACAGAAAAACTACCATCAGAAGATATTGTTCCCGTGTTGCCATTAGTAACAATTTTGTACAACTTCTTTCCATCTGCTGTTCTAATTGATGCAAAAGCAGCTAAGTCCTTTTTACTTAAGATTAAATAAGCAGTTCCCTCTACATCTTCATCTCCACCATATCCGAATACTATTTGATCTAAAGTATCTGCATCTATTTCAGAAATTGCTAAATCACTGTCAAGTGGGATTACATTTGCTGGTGCATTAAATATGCCGACAAAATGTCCAGCTTCACCATCACCAGTAATAATTTCTCTTGCTATTTTTCTTCTTAATGTGTTCCTTAAGTCTGTTCCAACCTGTGACTGATAATCAATGTTTGGCAATTTAATAGATTGTTTTGATATTTCGGTATAGTCAGTAATTGCTGTTTTTGAAATAGTAACTTTATCCCAAATCGAATCAGTATTTTTATAAGCAGTATTTTCTGGTGTATAATCTGCTAAATCTATAACCGGTACTTTGAAACCTTTTGTATAAGTTTCTCCACCCATCATTGGAACAGCATGAACTAAATCGACGATAGAAGAAACTTGGTTAAATGTAGGATTTAGAGTATTACTAGTCTGATTAGGTATAACAAGGCTACCACTTGCTACGGTAATTGCTCTTGAAATAGGTAACTCAGTTCTCATATCAAAAGTTACTTTTTTCTTATCCTTTAAATCTTGTCCTCTTTTTTCATATTTAGTTTTAAGTGCCTCATTTCTTTTTTCTAAGATATTTCCTTCACTGCCCTGAGCATAAGTTCCCAAAGGATTTAATATACCTACTGGAGCACCTCTTTTTAGTGGATCAGCAGATAGATTACCTTCTCCTAATGGGGGAATATCACCATTATTTTCAAGAGATTTTTTCCTTTCTTCTTCTGCTACTTCTAATGCTTTGATATCAGTTAATTCAGCATTATACTGAACTAATTCAGAATTTATACTACTTGATTCAAGTAATGCACTTCTCATTACCTCCGAATCTTTTGTAGTGGCAATTACATCCACTAATGTTTTATTTCTTTCTTCTTTTATTTTTTTTAATTCAAGTAATCTTTTCTTATTCATTAATTATCACCTTACCCTTTCATATTTGGAAAATTCATTGCTACGTCTCTAATTTTATCTACATCTAGTAATTCTTTCTGTCCTTCATCACCAGTAGGATTATCCAATCCCTTAGACCTTGCATTATCCAATGCAAGTTTTGCACTATCCAGTGTTCCTTTGTCCCTTGATGATATATCAGTACCGTCATAAGCCGGAAAGCTTACAACAGAAACTTCCGCTACTTTATCTATTGCTAAAATGTGACGTGTTGCTATTTCATCAGGTTCTAGCCCTTCCCATCTTTCTTCTGCAACCCAGAAAATAAAGCTCATACCATCCATATCGGCTCTCGCGATAGAACTATATAAACTTTTGGCATCATTATTATTTTCTATATCTAAATTTGCTCTAACTGCTAGGCCTATATTGTCAACTTGCAACTGTAATGTAGAATTAGCATTGTTATTTCTACTTCGTGCAAGAGGAATATTATCTAAATCATGATTTACACTCAGTAGTACATCTGTAAAATCAGTATTATCAAAAGCACCAGGTTCAATTATTTCATTAAAACAGTCACATATATTTGTTAATTGGCCATAGACTGCAGCATGTCCACTTATTACCGCCTCAGAATTGGTATCAGTTTGTTCAATTGCTCGCAAATCCGCTGTAGCAAAACTACGTTTTACTTTTTCATTCTTATCCGGTAGCTTTTTACCTTTTACTATCTTTGCCATCTTGTATTACCTCCCTATTTAATATTTTCATATAATCCATTATTGACCACTCCCATCATTTAGAGTTTTATCAGTATTGGTAATTTTAGCTTTTGCTAACTGATATTCATCACTAATTTTCGAGTTTATGAAATTCAAACTCATAACTCGTTCATCTCCACCTACATACGGTAGATATCCAAATAAATCAAGTAGTTCATTATTTGTCACTGCTCCTCTATTGCCTAAAATATCTGCAACTGCTATCTTATTTTTCACATTTGTGAACAATAGCTTTTGCGGATAAAATACAATTTCATTTCCAAAATTTAATTCATTAGGTGTGAAGACTGTTTTTGAGAATGCTTGACCTAAATTTATAATTATAGGTTCCAGTGTTTTCTCATAGAAGGCTTGATATTGTTCATCTGTAAAATCGCCTGTCAAAATTGGTAAAGATACACCATACCAGTGGAGTATTTTATTTTGTAGAAAATCCAACGTTTCTTTATCTATTAATTTAGGATCTATTGTTATAGGAGTATATTCACCTTTTAAATCTAAAGGTAAAATACCACTAGTATTTTCTGCAAGTGCCTTTTCAAACTTAGTTAATTCTTTTTTCTGCTCATCACCACCAAAAACGGTATTCATTTTTAGAATTCCTCTTATTGCTAAGCTTGTTTTAACTGCATTTCCGATACCCTCAAGAACTGTATCATTAATTTTTAGTACATTTAGTAATGCTTCATTATCGGGTTGCCCACTATAGCCACCACCCATTACATCGTTCACACTAAATTTTTTCCTAAGATGGATAACGTCACTATAAGGTAGGGTATAGTTACTACCATTTCTAAAGTAGAACTTGACGAATAATGTGTTATTATCATCTTGTAAAAAGTCTACCGTCGTTGGATTTAGTGGGTAAAAAGCCGTATAATTTCTCGTTTTATTGCCTCTGGCATCCGTGTAAATATTTTGTACTGGATAAATAAATGAATTGTAATCAGTGAATAACTTCCATGTTACCTTTTCCAGAAAATCTCTAGTTGTCATAAATTCATTTGGTGCAAATTTGAATAACCTATTTAGGCTTGTATTAGGCATTAAGCGCATATTATTAACATCGGTTCTAATGTGTTTAGGCATTAACTTACTTATTTCAGTAGCTATTACATCAATACAGTTTTGAACTACATCACTTGCATATATATTTTCACCAAACTGACTAAATATAGGAGTATATCCGTTCATCATCTTTGCGAATTGCATCGGTTTATTTAAATTTTTACCAACTAAGCTATCTAGAAACATTTATATCACTTCCCTCCTGCGCTTTTTGCAATAAAAAAAGCAAATGCAATCATGCAAATGCCTAAGACTATATATCCAGCAGGAATGAAGATTTTAAAAACGCCTATTGATAGAAGTATAAATCCCACTATAAATAAAATATCATCTAATAGATTTGAAAAAATTACTGTCAAATTTTTTAAAAATTTCATTCCTTCACCTCATTTACTATTTAATTTATCCATTAATTCCTTATGCTTTTTAATAAATTCATTCAATTGCTTCGCATCTTTTACATTATTAATACCTTTACTAATTTTGCTTTTAATTAATAATGCTTTATTTTTTATTTCTTCTTGAAGTCTTCTTGTTTTAATACTTGTTAATGCTACATTGTACCTTTGACCACAACTAGGGCAATTATAATATATTTGCTCTATCCCAGCACTTTGATTTTCTGTTTTTAATGTTAAATCTTTTTCAGAGAATATTTCTTTGCAATTTTCACAATTAACTTCCATTTCCCACCTACCCCACTAACCTCATATATTCAGTTCTATATTGCATTAACATATAATAACACATTACCATTGTTGCACTGCCATCAATACGTCTATTTTTATCATCTTGCACTTTCATTGGCATTATTTGTCCTACATTATCGATTTTCATTGCCGTATTGCCAAGGCACCAACGATCTAATGTATTATTGTTATATACTGTCAATTTGTCTTTTAAATCTGCTTCAAGCAATTTCATAGGATTAGATAAAGTTTCTAATCTTTGCAATATTTTTTCCATTTCAAAGCCCATATCTTCCATCTCCTTAGCCCAGTATTTAGCCAAAGCATTATCATATCCGATTTTATAAGGCTTAATGCCATATTCTTTAATAAGATTTACATACCAGGCAGTAATAAGACTAAAATCATTATCATTTCCAGGACTAATTGTAACTAACCCTAGCCTTGCTAATTCTCTATAATCAATATTATCCTCTTTACTTCCTGAGTCAAGTTTTGATTCTGGAATAAAGTATTTACTAATTATATATTTTTTATTGTCATTAGGTAACATTATTAATACTTTTGCTGAGGTTAAATCGGTTGTCTCTGATAAATCCACTGATCCAAGACCCATATGACCTCTAAATTTCTCCATATCATAAGTTTCTTCATTGATATATTCTTCAGGAGTTAACCATGCTTCTGCATTATTTTGCTTAATGTTAAAATCCTTAGCCAATGTAAATGCTCTTTCAGATTTATCCTGCTGAGCCTTTCTTATTTGATCTCGTAAATATGCAACTTTTTTAATAGGACCTAAACTTGGATTTGACTTCTGATGTGATCTTTCATTTTGCCATATCTCAGCTTCGCTGTCCTGTGTATATAGCCAAACTAATATTGTTGGATCTTCATATTCATGAGCTATAACTCGTCTACCATATTTTAACTCACTGTCAAGAAACCCATCGTTTATAAAACCTTCAGTTGTAATTTCAAAAAGTATTGGTTCATCCTTAGTAGATTGTGATTGCTCTATAGGCTTTACTGCACTATTATTTTTCATCTCGTGCACTTCATCAATCACACCAACATCAATATTTCTTCCTTCTTTTTTCTGCGTTTTCTCTGACATTTTTTTTATTGTTGATTTATTTTTAAGATTAAATATACCTTTATTATTTTTATGACTTCGCTTTTCAAGTGCTTTTGACCATTCACGCATATTTGCAATTTCATCAAATATTATCCCAGCCTGCGCATCATCATTCGACGAACATACAATATCATTTCCACCTTGGCCACAAAAAAACTCAGCAAGTGAAATAGCAGCACATAGCGTTGACTTCCCATTTTTTCTTGCAATAAGAAGAATTGCTTTTTTAAACCTTCTTAATTTTGTATCAGTCCATTTAAACGAATAAAAAGCCTCAATAAAGGCTTTCTCCCATAGTTCGAGTAAAAATGGTTTACCGAAAAAAGGTGACTTGGTATGTTTGCAAAATCTTTCTATAAAATTTATTCTAAATTCTGCATCACCATTATCATAAATATAATCTGGATTGTTTAAATCCTCAATTAAATTTTCTAGTTCCTGAATAAGCTCCTGTCCTGCTATTATTTCACCACTTTTTATTCTGTTATGATATTCAAGAAGATAAGAGTGCTTATTATTAATAGTACATTCTTTTAGGTCATACATTTTATTCCACCTTGTTTAACCTTTTCGATCACTCTTTGCTTTCCTAATTTCTTCTCTTATTTCTTCAAGTAAACTTTTAACATTTTGCTCAGAATATTCATTTTCTCTACGCCATTTAATATCTA